ATGCTTTCTTACGGGTTTTTTTCGCTGTCGTGTCCAGTTCTCTATCTAATCTATTCTCAGCCATTAGTCTTGTTTCCTCATTAATACCGCAGCTTGTTTAGCGTAATCTTCTAGGGAAACGCCTAGTCGTTTCGCAAGAGCTACTTGTGTTTGCGATAGTGTCACCTTCTTAGGTGCCGTGCTCCGCGTAGCGGGTGCAACCACATTGCTCGATTTTTTCTTTCGTCCCGCCGGTTCATCCTCGATGTCTTCATCGAACTGCTCTGGAAACACCTGCCGCATGCGAGAATTAATCTTCTCGTAGTATTCATCCGATTGGGGATTAGTCCCCGCTTTCGTAAGTTTCGTATGTAACCCCAACGCAAATGCCGTCATTTCGTCATCGTCACCGAACCATGGGTTTGTTTCGCGCCACACTTCAGCTTTTTCATCGCGTTGCACTTGTTGGGGTGCCGCTTGGGGTGATTGAACCGCATTTCCTTCTGGTTGTAAAGTTCCAGTTGCTTGAGTAGCAGCACGGGGCTTCAAGCTTCCCACTTTATCCATTCGGATTTGTGCAGCGTTCAACGCTTGCTGCGCATCGACTATAGAATCTGTCTCTCCACTGTCGTAAGCGTCCTTGTATCGCTTCTTCGCAATAGCAATTTCGCCTTCAACTTGTTTCTTAGCTGACTCAATAAGCGTGTTATGACTTTGGTCTACTGTGCCTTTTAAGTTTTTGTTCTCATCAACCAATTGCTTGGTGTAGCGTTCCAGCTCTTCCCGCTCCCGCTCGGCTGTTTCCTTAGCCCTACGTTCGTCGTGGTAGCCTTTACTAAAATGCTGGATTCGCTTCTTTACTTTGTCTGAGTAGTTATCTAACTCATCGTTAGTAATATCTTCGGGGGGTTCGGATGGGGTACGCCCTCGGTCAGCCTTGGGTGTGTCATCCACCACCTCAATTTCTACTTCCCCCTTGGGTGCTTTCTTACCCACCTGTTCACGGCCAACAGCGCCTTCTACTTCTAGCTCAAACTCATCTTCATTACCTTCTACTTCCACCTCTACATCTCCAGCCTTCTTTTTATCGGGATCGGGAAACTCAAACTCTACTTGTTGCATAGGCATATCTATTACTCCTTAAGCACGAGTGATTGCACTCGGATCATTAACAACCGCTTCAATCGAATCGTCGTTCATTAGACGATACTCCTGAGCACCCACTTTAAACCGTGTACCCGTATTGGCTCGAAACATTACAAAGTCTCCGGCTTTACACCAAGGACCAGTAGGGAATCGTTCCTTATCTGAGTACGCTTGCTCCCCCATGTCTAGCACAACCCCTATCGTAGATAGGATGTACTCCTCATGGAGAGTTTTTGCTGCTTTCACAATACCACCTGAAAACGTCTCTTCTACGTTCGGAAGGGCTATCAACACTCTGTATCCAACAGGCTTAGGAATAAGTGCTTCCATCTCCTCTTGGGATACTTCCCGCGTTAGCTCCTCCGTTTCTATTTTCTCTTGGCGCTTCATCTCTAAAGCTGTCATTTCAGTCATCGTTGTCTTCCATATAGTTACGCGAGAGGTCATTTATTTCACGTAATGCGGTGTCCAGACCCCGAAGCACACCACACACTTCTTTATAGGCGGCATAGTCTTTCGCTGCACCGGACCTTATAAATTCTTCGCTAGACCGCTTGTGGTCTGTAAGTACATCGTTCAGCACGTCAAAGACGGTTTTAGCCATTAATTTCTCTCCCCTAAACGGTCTAGGCCAGCAAGCGCGTGTGCTAGGTTTAATGCTGCTTGAGAAGCCTTCATAGCTTCGTTAGGCTCCTCCACTGCTGCATCGTGGCTAAGGCAATACATCGCCCTTAGCATTTCTCTTTCTACCTCTGCCTGAGAATAATACTGTCCATCATTTATATTCTTGGGATCACGTCGTACATCTTTCATAGGGTTCTAACTCCTGTGGTTTTAAGGTTAATGTTATCTGTTCTCTTACTTAGCTTTCTTCCTCGCCGTAGCAGACAAGTCCTTTAGGTGAAATAACTTCACACTACCTTTAGTATGACTCTTCCCACTGTGCAAAGTGCCATCAGCCATCTTGTGTGAATTACCTTTAAATTCAGTTCCATCTCTTTTGTAATGCTTAACACCTTTCATATTATCTATCCTCTCGGTTATCGCGGTTGGCTTCCGCCATATCCCGTTCCGCTTCGGATTGTGTTCGCCGTTCTTCCCCCGCAGCCTTAGCCATATCTAATATTATCTTCGTCTCCGCTACATCATTCTTAGCTTCGGACTGTTGGTTCTGTGCGGCTATGCGGCTAGCTTCCAACACTGCCGTGGTCTGGGCTTTGTCTTTATCCAATGCGAGGCGCTCTTGGTCGAGTGCTCCATCCATAGCATCTTTAGCAGCCTTGCGCTGGAGTTCCCCTTGCTTGATCTGAAGCTCCGCTTGCTGCATCTGGATAAGTGGGTCTTGGGCTTGTTGCTCGGCTTGTTGTTGCGCTGCCTGTGCTTTCTTCTGCTCAGTAAGCTGTATAGCCGCTCTTGACTGTAGCCCTGCCAACCTAACCTCAAACTTTTCAGGCAGCTCTTCGTTGGGTGGGGGTAACGGTTGACCCAATTCTATTTCTATCTGCTGTCTATATAAGAAGGCTGTATGCTCTGCGATGTGAGCTTGCAGTGCTCCCATAATCTGGTTAGCCATGGGGTTCTGCCCAATAGTTGCAGCCACCTGCGGGTCTTCAATAAAGGCTCGGTGCGTAGCAATATGCGCCTCATGGTTCTGGTGTATAAACGCTTTGATAGGCGTTACGTTTAACGCATCCATATTCTCGCTCACCGGGTCTGTAGGCTTCATTTCTTCACCCCCCGCTGGTACCAACTTATCGGAATTCTCAATACCTAACACCTCAATCATCTGGCGATGTAGTTGTGGTAGGTCATATATCTGTGGAGCGGCCTGTGCCATCTGCATAACAGTCTGATACTGCACAACGCGCTGCGCCATCGTACTGCTATTAGGATCACTGACAGGGATTACTTCTACCGTGGCATAGTCGTCTTGACGGGCACGCGGGGTGCCACGATCAGGCTCATAGCCGTACTCAAGGGGTGCGTACTCAGCCATAATAGCCCGAAGCAGTTTAAATTCCTGCTTCATAGCGTAGTGAACACGGGATTGCACCGCAGCCATTGGCTTTAAAGTACGCTCAAGTAGAGCTAATGTTGTGCCGACAGGTGCATTTGCACTCATGTCGGAGATGTTCATGTCTGATATAGCGCCTAATCTACGGCCTTCCTCAGTGATCTTGTCCAATAGAGCCAATAGTGTCTGACTAGGCTCTTTATAGGGTAATGGTAGGATATTCTCGCGTATTGACCCACTAGGTACGTCCACATCACGGAATTCACCCGGTCCGATGGGCGTATCGTCGCCCTTAACCCGCAATCCGCGAGACTTTAAGCCACCCGGTAGGTTAGAAAGCGTACCCGCGTCAACTAATTGACGGATAATAGAGGTTCCTGCGCGTGCATAGCCCCCAATAATGTGGATTAGCCCTAGTCCATAGAAGCCAAACCCCGGAACGTAGACATAATGGACAAAATGTTGACGCTTTAGTTTCAACGGATCGTCAGGATTCCAGTTTCTACGCACAGCCAGCACTGTTCCAGTGCCTTGTTCTATAGTCACTACATAAGGTAGGGCTATTTGTAGCTCTTCGCCCTCCTTTCTGTCCTCTCCACGGGCTAATCCCATGCCACGGGGACGTTCTCGCTCTGGCTGGTCTATTTCATCAAGGATTAAATCGGCGTGAACCTCGTATAAGGTATAGCGGTTATCATCCGTTACGGAGAAACCACTCTCTTTAGCCTTCTGCTCTTCAATATCGGTAGTAAAAGTAACAGGTTCGCCTAGTTCTACGTTCCTGTAGAACCCTGCGTCTTGCAGTTTAGTCACATCGTTCTTAGTTTTACGCATAATGTGCGTAACACGCTCTGCGGTTTCTAAGTTAGATGCCCCGTAAGGTACAACCATGTCCTCGGCAGGTATGTATAAGGCTACCTGACGGCCTAAATTGGGGTCGTAATACACTTTTTTGAAGGCTGAACCGGCTAAACCTAGGCTGTAGAGCATACGCTCGTGCTCTGGCCTGTACTCAGACATCACGTCTGTCAGCTCGTAGTTCATGTCTGTTTGAACACGCAGGGCTGCGTCTTCTTTTTCCCGCGTTATCTCACCTAGAATCTGTGTTTTAACGGGGCCAGCCGCTGGGAATGTCTCGCTCATAGCTTCAGCTTGAAAACGAATGGCCGCTTCTGCTAGGACTGTGCTATATACGCCGCAGGCATCTTGCCACGGCTCGGTGCGGCTTTCGTAATTAAAGCCAAGGACTTGCATTCCTTTAACAAAAGTAGCTGTCCACTCTCTACGACTCTGGGTATCTGCTTCTACTTCAGCAACTAATTCTGAAGACAACTCAATAAGCTGCCCATCATCCATATACTCAGCTAAATTAGCGTCAAACGGAGCGTTTTCAATATCGTCGTCCACGCTATCCGCTATGAGAGTTATCTCTACCCCACCATCTTCTAGCACGTTTATTTCGGGCGCTTCGATCTCTATCTCTAAGGCTTCGTCTAGCCCAACTCCTTCCATGCCTTCCGGCATACTGTATAAACTACGCTCGATTGCCATTACTTAATCCTCAGTTGCGGCCCATTTGTCGAGAGGGCACTGTTGTTTCATTATCCATACTTTAGCTGGCATAAAACACCCACACTCTTTGCAAACTTGCACTGCTTTGATAAGCCGAGGACACTCGTTACAAGTTGCTAGCCTATCGACTACTGTTTTTTGGTTACTACCTAGCTCAACTTCCACTTAGTAGTACCCCCCGCCACGATGTCCTTTAAAGAATATCTGATCTTCTGGCTCATCTGTGGGAAGTGTTATAAACCCCCCTTGCCGGAATCTCATTAATGCCATTACAGTGGAGTCAACTAAGTCATCATGAGACATAAAAGGAAACCCCGCAACTTCTTCAACTAACTCCTCAGCCCAACGTGTTTGAGGAACCCACACTAAACCAGAACTTATAATGTCGGCTACAGAGTTTAAACGTGCTGTCTTATCACCACTACCTCGGTGCGGAGTATACTCTTGCACCATCATCCCTGTCCTACGCAATTCTTGGTAGAGTGGTGTCCCGTTACTTTTCTTCTCCACAATAAACGCATCAGGTTGCCACTCATCATATTCTTGTTGGGCTAACTTCTTAAGCTCTGGGAACTCCACACGTTTCTTAATTGAGTTGAGAAGAATAATACAATAGCAATTCTCTTCTTCATTATTAAACACTCCCCATGTAGTTAGGGCTGTGTAGTCTGCACGGTTATGAGATTCAGCTGCCGCATCCAGTGACATGATTAAGTATTCGCATTCGGGTGGCTTCTCTTTAGTCCACTCATTCCACCACTCCCGTTTTACTATTGCCGCCTCTTCAGCAGTGGGATTCTGCTGGTACTGCGCGTTCCATTGAAACAACGGCATTGAGGCTTTGGTCTGCTGTAGAGCACGTAGGTTAAAGAACTCAGGCCATAGTGGTTTTTCTACAATTCCCGTTGGGTTCTCTTCTGTTTTATCCTCAGTCATTACCTCCAACAATGCTGGAAACTCTACAATTTCATATTGGTCAGCTTGATCGTTTTGTGACATGTCCCGAACTACCCGCCCGGTCAAGTCATCCATGTGCCACCGTGTCTGTACAATAGCCACTCGACCACCGGGCATCAAGCGGGTACGCGCTCCGAACGTAAACCACTCGTAGGCTTTATCAAAAACATCAAAGTTCCCACTAAGTACGTCTTGTTCTGAATGGGGGTCATCAACCAACAACAAGTGGGCACCACGCCCCGCAATCGAAGAACCTATCCCACAAGCGTAGTACTCTCCGCCCATACTTGTGTTCCATCGCCCCGCTGACTTACTGTCTATCGCTAGAGACACATTCGGAAAAACCGACTTGTAGTTGTTTGTCCCAATTAAATTTCGCACCTTACGCCCAAAATCCACAGCTAAGTCCGTGGTATGAGACACCATCATTACTTTTTTATCTGGGTTTCTACCCAAAAACCATGCGGGGAAGTATATGGAAACTAACTGGGATTTGCCGTGGCGCGGAGGTATATTGACGCAAACCCTGTCTTTCCCTGTCTCCGATACTTCTTCCCCGCTCTGGTCATACTCTTTGCCCTGCTCGATCTCCATCAGGAGGTCTGCAAGAATTCTGTGGTGTTTACCTACTATATAGTCTGGCTGCATGAGTTTGCAGAACTCAATCAAATCTCTATGAGCAGCTTCTGCACGTTGTCTTGTCGTTAGCTCATTTACTATCTTATAAACTTCTTCCTGCTCTTCAATAGTGTAGCTATCAAGATTCTTAAGTAGTAGGTCAATCTCCTCGGCGGAAAAATCAGCAGCCGGAGGATTTACATTCAGATCAGTATTAGTAGCAGGGCTAGGCATCTGCTACTTCGTAGACCCCATCCGCATTTTGTTTCAACACTTCTAGTTTCTTTCTTAGCTTTTCGCGTAACTCATCAGCATTCTGGTGCGTTACGGTGATCTCTTTGCGTTCGGTGAACAGGCCCACATCCGTCATCTTCCCCAGACTAATTAGTGCCTGCATACGAATTCGGGCTTCGGGGTTTTCAGTCTCTAGGATGAGTTTGTTAACTACAGTGTTGCGTATCTCTGCCGCGTGGGTAGCGATGAGCTGTCCGAACTCTTTAAGAATACTGTCGGTTTGCACTAGAGATGCGGGGGTCATTGCGGAAACGCGGCTGTTAGTTACCGCTTTAGAAGTTTTCTCTACGTCTTGCGCGTAAGAAGTAAGTAGTCGGGCAGCTACATCGTTGTCTTCATCAGAAGGTTCAACTACTAACCCGTGGGTTTCTAATTCTTTGATGGTATTGCACGCCGCTTCTGCACGCGCACGCAAATCCATATAGGACGAGTGTTCAGGAATCTCGATGCCAAACTCAGGATCAATAGCTAATGCCATTTGAAGCTGTACCTTTACGCAGACTTTTATGTCGTTTTGTGAATTATAGTGACAAAAAATATTTTTG